AAATCTTCGAATGCGTTATAAAGTAGATGTACATTTTGCAAATCCTGATGTAGAAGGCAATCCAGCTGATGAAATTAATGATATAAATGCAGTAATTGATGTAATTAATTCTTCTATAAGAGTTTTCCGCGAGCTTCAGGCAAAATCCAACCCTCGATCTAGAGGATATTATGTATATCAAAACAAAATAAAAGCCCTTGCGGAAAAACGTAGAGAATTAGAAAGCGATAAAAAATCTATAGGCCGGGAAGTAGGATTTAGAGCTAGATTGCAGAGAAAATCTGCAGATTATCAACCAGCACTCGAAGGTAATACAGCAGCTGGGGTATCAAATTACGTTAAAGTAATTTCAAATGGATATGACTCATTGTCGGGAGAATATGTGTTAGAAAATCGAAATATGCGAGCTTGGGATAAGTGGTATATTGAAGGCGAATGTGGAACTAATACTGTCACTGTAAATGGAAAATTCAACGGCGGATTATATTTTGCAGATCAGTGTTATTGGGAAATTGAAGCGGTAGATCCGTAATTGGAATAAGTATGTTATCACAATATAAAAATATCGATAAAATTCTTAGCTCGACGAGAGCTACGCAAGGGCAACGATTTTCAGACAAAGAAATTGAATTGTTGTCTTCACCGGCATTAAAATATGCTTGGAAAAATAACATATTGGCTTCTGATCCTCGTGATAATGGAATTGAGTTTCATGTATATTCTGGCGATACTTGGATCACAGGAAATCATCGAATTGATTTACAGCCTAAAAATCAGATTACATATACTGACCCGGAGAGTAACGTTGATTATAGATTGCCAGCTAAACCATGGCAGATTAATCTATTCAATGAATTCAATAATCTGAATATTCAAAGGGGTGAATATAGAATTGCGGTAAATTTCTTTACCAACCTTATTGGGTCATATGAATCACAAAAATTAAAAATAGATGAAATATCTCCAGATCGTACAGAATTACGATTACGAGCAATTGATCCAGATGACTCAGAATTTTTAGAGCAAATTACAAATTACATACAAAGTGTTGGAAATGCTGTTACGCGTTTAACTTCAACAGAATCATATCGTACACTGCTTGTTAATTTTAGCAGAAACCAAACTGCGTTGTTTACTAACAGTGTAGTAATTGGAGAATATGTTTATGTAAAATTGTATGAGCCATTAGCAGATGATATTGAAAAAGATTTTAAATGTTGGATAGTTGAAGAACAACGTCCTACATATATTGATCGTGTTACGTTAGAAACGTTTGGGTTAGGTTTAGCAGCAGGAACAACAAGAAAATTATCAGGGCCGAATTGGGATGCATCCGATCGTGCTAGCACAAGCACAGACACAGGTTTAAAAAATTGGAATGACATATTAGGATCAAGCGTTTCAACATCACAGCAATTGGTTGATTCGATATTTTCTGGAAGTCTTTCGGGTATTGATTTGAATATTGATTATTCAGATTTTAATAACTTTGTATTTTACAGTTCGGCTACAGAACGAGTTAAGAATTTCAAATATAAAATCGGATTGATTGAATCATATGATTCGCAATTAAATACCTTAGGTTCTATATCAGGCAGTACTGCTATTACTAATATCCAAGAATTTACAAATCTTAAAAATTCATTAATTGGTGGATTTGATGAATTTGAAAAGTATCTTTATTTTGAATCATCATCAACACTATTCACATATGATCTACCATTAGCAGATCCTAATGTTTCATACATCACGGGTAGTTATATTGATCCGTGGCCTAAGACAACAACATCTCGTCCACATACATTATATAGTAGCACATCAAGCATTGCTCAAGAATGGTATTCGACATTGTTAGACAACGCAGATATATATGATAGAGCAAATTATAATTCTTTGATTAACGGCGTTCCGTTGTATTTACGAACTAATCCTGACAATGAAGGTTTAGAAACGTTTATTCATATGTTAGGACAACATTATGATATTATTTATACATATATTCGCAATGTTTCTAAAATATATTCTAGAGATGAACACCCTAAATACGGCGTTCCAAATGAATTACTTTATTCTGTAGCTAAACAATTTGGATGGTCTTTAACAGATGGAAATCAATACAAAGATCTTTGGGAGTATGTTTTAGGTACTAACGAAGCAGGAATTCCGATTACTGGTTCTAATACGGTAGGTGATGCATCATTACCAGGCAAGGATATGACGTACCACATATGGCGTCGTATTGTTAACAACTTGCCAGGACTATTAAAATCAAAAGGAACTAAAAGAAGCGTAAAAGCATTGTTATCATGTTATGGAATACCACAGAGCATGATATCAATCAACGAATATGGCGGGCCGAGAATTGAACGTCCTCCAGTTTATGAAAAATTGAATTTTGATTATGCATTAGACTTAATTCAAAATCCTGCAGGAACAGTAACTGTTGATTACGATCAACCAATTAATTCAGTAGAACTTCGTTTCCGAACAGACAATGTATTAACAAACCCAGCATTGCCGAGCACAATGAATTTATTTTCAGTAGATTCAAATGATGTTACAATAGATTTTACGCGCGGCACATTAGGGACAATTCGAATTAACGAAACTGCATCAGCTGATATTGAAATGTTTGATGGCGGCTGGTTGAATGTATTATTAAGAAGTGGAAGTAATGGATCATTAGAAGTTGTTGCAAAAAAATCAAAATACGGAAAAATTGTAGCAGCAGTATCTGCATCTGCAACAGCATCATTTGCATCAACAGGCACGGTAATGCTCGGTAGTAATGGCGGCGGCTCACGTCTAGAAGGACAACTTCAAGAATTAAGACTTTGGTCATCTAGTTTACAAGATTCACCATTTAATAATCATACTAAAGCACCTGCTGCATATGATGGCAACGTTGATGCATATGATGAATTAGTATTTCGTTTGCCACTAACAGAAAAAACAAATCACACAACAGCTGTTACAATGTCAGGTGTTGAACCTAATTTGTCAGGAATATCAGCTTCATTTGCAAGTTGGACTAATGCAGAGCCGTATGACTCAATTGAAGAAACATATTATTATGATGGAATATCATTAGCAGCAGGTACATTTGATGACAACAAGATTAGATTAGAAGATAATGAACTTGTCGGAACATTAGATGTTAAAACAAGAGCAGAAAGAAGCCAATTTGATAAAGCTCCATTAGATTCAAATCGTTTAGGAGTATATTTTTCTCCACAAACAATGATTGATGAGGATATCATTGCACAACTTGGATTTACTGAATTAGATTCATATATTGGCGATCCTGGCCAGCAATATGAACGATCATACCCAGATTTAATTGAAGCTGCACAATCATATTGGAAGAAATATGAAACTAAGAATGATCTTAATGCATACATCAAAATATTTACATTGTTTGATCTTTCTTTCTTTAAGCAGTTAGATCAATTGTTGCCGGCTCGTGCTGATAAAATAACTGGATTATTGATTCAGCCTAATATTCTAGAAAGAAATAAAGATTCATTCTTACCTCGCGTAAACAAACAAAATGCAGGATATAATACAGATATCAATGTTCAAGAAACTACGGTTGTAACAGGTAGTTATCCAGTATATTTAGGTGGCATTGAAGGCGCAGTTGTAACAATAACAGCACAAGATGATGATCAATGGCAAGCATATCTAACGAAATCATCAGATGAACGATATGCTGGGACAACATATTCGTATCAATATGCAGTATTGAGCGGATCGCAGTATATTACAGGATCAACACCTACATGGATGTCGCAGGCAGTATTCTTGCCGATAACTGGCGCAACGTTGTCAGAAACAAGAGAAAGTCTTAGTTATGTTGAATACCGCAAAACATTATATAATGAAACTGCAGTTTTAACAACGACATCATCTGTAGCTGATTCTGGGTCTGATGTAGTATTTGAAGGCGTTGCACATACAGGTTCTAATTCTACCGAATTTACATTTTCAAGTAGTTCTATTGATATAATAGATACGTGGTATCATGATTATAATGCTCCAGAGTCTGGAAGTGGCGCGTATTTGTTATCGGCCGGGGCCGATGCTACTATAATAAGCTCAAGTAACGTAAGTGGATTCAGCAATGTCCAGACTCCAGGAGGAGGATATCTCTTTGAAATTGCGTTACCTGCATCAATTGATAGTGTGAGTTCAGAAACTGTCGATATATATGAATTAATCAACTCCGGGTCAGGACATCCTACTGCTAGTGGTGGATCAACACTTTGGGGCGATTTATATGAAGGATTGAAACGTTGGGAAACGCTACAAGTTGATGAAATTGATAAGTATCCCGATCCTTTTTGGTTACCATTGAGATTACTCCCAGAAGGAACTGATTTTCAAATTGATTCTGTTACAGCATCTTTATTTATAGGAACTGCAAGCCTCGGTCCGGCATTTTCATTCTCAACTGGGTCTATACCGGTTTGGACGGGTCAAGCTGCTTTTACAGGCTCTGGGGGAACGCCGTATAACTCAACGCCAATCGATATGCTGTTAACAGGCTCTTTGACCACCGGTAGTTTGTTGGAGGCGTTAGAAAGAAGTGGAAGTTATAGCGGCGGCGATGCAGTTGTTGCACGTTGGAAATTCCAATTTGCAGCAGACTCGGGGTCGGTGTTCGATGGCGACACATTTGGTCTAGTAACACTTAATGATCCGTCGACTTCGCCACCAAATGGACATATCAATTTTGCAGCAAGTGCTAGTTTGAATTATCAAACTACAGCATCAACATCTGTTACGTCTTCTGCAGAACTATATCCATATGCAGAATGGTATTTCAGTAGTGGGTCTGTGTTTGACACTAGACTGTCTGATTTAGAATATACTGTAGAAGGAGACGAAGCCGCGGCATTACAAGTCAATTTGTATGCATCTGCATCGGTGTTACAATTGAGTTTATCAAGTAGCATATCAGCATCAATAGCTGCTACATATAGTTCAAGTTTCAATGAATATACAGGTATTCAGATAGAATGGGAAAAATGGTTTATTACCGGTAGTGAAATTCAAACCCTGGAGGAAGGCCCACTCATCATCGATGGAAGCCCTGTTCTTGAGCTTGTTGTATCAGCCCCGCAGACGGGAAGCGATTATATTATTACTATTGATGGAAATGCAGTGACTACATATCGTACAGGAAGCTCTTTATGGCAGCGTGTTGGTTATGGGGATGACCCGACTTTAACACCTGGAATAAGTGCATCGTATGGTTTAGAAACCGGAGCAGATGGTGTTATTATCGGGGATTTACAAGCATTTGTAGATGAAGGTGACATCATAGAGTTCGGTATTCAGCCGCGGATTATTACTAATGTATATGAAGCAAATGCTCTTGTAGCAAAAGCACGTGTCAAAAATATAAACATATTCTTTTCATATACATCTTCATTTACATATGGGGACATCGCAATTGGTTATATTGTTGTCTCTGGGTCAGACATATTAACACCTGACGTAAATGGAAATCCGGTGAGAGGCATTGATATTAATGGCCCAGCACAATTTCAAGATTTTATTGGTACTGGAGCAGAAAATTCATTCTATAATGGAAGCAAAATGACTTCTAGAGGATTTAATATTGAAAGTACAGACACAATAGATGGTGGGCCAGTAGTTGAAACTAGAACAGCAAATCCAAATCAATTGATATATCAATCTCCAGGAGAAAATGGTAGTTTTACAATATCAGGACAATAATCGTTATTTTTTACAATGAAAATATTTATATGAAATAAAAGGCGAATAAAGTAATGGGATATTTAAATAATAGTACAGTAACAGTAGATGCAATTCTTACTAAAAAGGGTAGAGAATTACTTGCAAGAGGTCGTAACAATTTTAATATTACTCAATTTGCATTAGCAGATGATGAAATTGATTATGATTTGTGGAATCCAGATCATCCACTTGGTACAGAATA